ATAGTTATTAAGACAAGAAAAAGCAATTATAGCATTTTCTTTATCTTCAGAAAGTAACATACTTAATATGTTTTTAATTTCTTGTTTGTTTAAAATCATATTATTTATTTGTTAAAGTCCAAACTAAATCTTGAATTTTTTCAACTATAGTATCTTTAAGTTCATCTGTAAGTGTTTGCAATTTTAAATTGTATATCCACTTATATAATTCTTCTTCTGTCATTAGTCTTCTATTTTTAAATTTTCTTCATCTAAAGAATCTACTTCCCATAATGCACTATTTAAATACATCATAGTAATATGTGCAGGATTATCAGATTTAGTATAATCCATATCATAATTACTTTCTAAAAGTTTTATAGCTTCATTAACTAAAGCTTCTATTTTTTCTTTGATTTCTTTTACTTTTTTTTCTTGTGTCATCAGTCTTCTATTTTAAATAAGTGTATACCAAGTTTAAGATCTTTTATTAATTTTTCACTAAACGGTTTTTTAATAGTAGGATGCATGCTTTTATTATCTAATACTAAACCATCTTTTCCATTCTCATCTTTAGTTACAAATGCTACATATATCTGATGACCATGATATTTATCTTCAGTAAGTATATCACCTCTTTCAAATGGTGAACTGTCAGGTATTTGATACTCTCCAGTTACTTTTATATAACTACCTTCTTCTATTACAGTGTCTACTGTAAATATGTTATTTACATCTTCCATCAGTCTTCAATTTTTAAAGTTTTTATTGCCCATTCTTTAGGTTTACCTGATGATATCATATCAACCCATTCTTTAGCAGTAGGAATGTAATTATTACAATCCTCTTTTACATGCTGTTCTCCAACATATCTAGTGTATACAGTTTTACCATCTGAATTTATAAATGAATTACCAAATACTTTTTCACATTCAAATATACCTTCACTATGATGTCTAAACATTCTGTGTTTACTGTGTCCTATCCAAGCCTTAGTTTCATCAAACCAATCATGAATAGGTTGGTAATCAGATAACTGACCACCCCATTTTCTAACTGAGGATTTGCAATGTTGCATTGGATGTGCCATTATTCTAAACTTTTACTAATTAAATCTCCATCATGTTCAAATTCTTCAGTATCAGTAATATAAATAGTATTATGTATTTCATATTTACCTGAAGGAATTTTAATATTCATTATTCCATAACCACCATCATTATTCCACCAATCTTCTAAATCATTTAGAATTTTTATATTTGCAAAATCTATTAATTCATCTTTAAGTTCACCATCAAGATTTTGTAAATAAAGAGTGTCTTCTTCTCCATAATTACGCAAACTCATAATATCATCAAAACTAGCTTCTTTAGTTGTAGTATATACAACATCATCAATATCTCCTGAATCTCCACTACCTGAGTAGAATATTTTAATTCCTGTAACACCAAGGTCAGCCAACTTTAATAGAAGGCCTGTCATTTCATTTTCATCCATAATTATTTTGTTTTGTAAAATCTGCCAAGAATATTGGCATTTAAATAATTTTCTTTCTCAAGCACTTCATACTTAAACTGGTGCTTTACTTCTTGATAAGTTAATTCTGTAGCAGAATAACAAATTAACAAGATCTCTCTTTTAATAGTAACTCCTGCTTTGTGAGCTTCTTTTAATTGTTGATTACTACTGTAGTAATTTTCAAAATTAGCTTTTTGTTCTTTAGTATATTTCTTTAACCTTTTATCAGTAACTAATGCTAAAGCTTTTTTACCAAGTTTCTTTTTTACATTTGAAAAAAAATTCTTTTTACCAATATAGGCATAAGTATTTCCATTTAATATCACTGACATGTGATAAACAAATCCAATACCATTTTCTGGTATATTTGTTTCAGTAAACTTTTTACCTTGGTATATCCAACTCATAATGATTGTTTTAACAAAGGTAATAATATATCTCTAACTTTATCAATACCATGTTTTGCTACTGAATCAGATAAGTCTTTTTCCATAGGAAGAACAACATAACTAAAATTATATTTATGTTTATATCTTTCAGCAGCTTTTATTCCTGGTTCATCATTATCAAACAATACAATTATAGATTTATAACTTTTACTAAGTTTGTTAATTATAGTTTCTGAAATCATAGTATTCTCACTGTCTGGTGCTATACATTCTGCATTAACTATTTTGAGTTTTTGAAATACCATAAGATCTTTTAAAGAAGAAGTTATAATTAAATAATCTTTTTCATAACTTATTTGATCAAGACCTTGTACATAATTTTGTACTTTAATGAATTTTTTATCAGAATTTTTTGGCATATAAACTTTATACAAAGAACCATCATTTCTAAAATAACCATAAGTATATGGTCTTTCAAATTTAAATAAAAGTATATTACCATCTATATCTTTTTTTTTCATTGTAAAATACTGCAATGGTGATACATTATAATGCTCAAGTAATTTAGAACCAATTTTAAATCTTGTCCAATATTGTTGATCTATTGTATTCCAATGTCTTATTTCATGGTCAACTACTTTAAATTTATCATGAATTTTAAATTCTTTTTTTTCAAAAAAAGTATTATTAGCAAGAAAGTCTTCATAATCAGAAAGTATTTTATTTACTGCATTAGCTCTAGTTGGCATATTATATAATGCTTTAACTAATTCTATACTATCTCCTTGAATACCAGATGAAAAATCTTTAAACTTATAGTATCCTGAAATTGTATCTGTATAAATACACATTGAAGGTACTTTATCTTTTGAATTAAATGCAGATAAAATTTTTACATCTTGTCCTGTGAGTTTTTCTTTTAAATTTAAATAATTTTCAAAAACCCATTCTCTTGGTACATCTTTTAAATCTGAAATTATGTGTTTAGTTGAAATCATGATATAAATTTTAACAATAAAAAAGAGGAACCATTTCTGATTCCTCTTATAACTAAGTTTTAATTAGTCTAAATTGAAATCAGAACTTGATTTTGTAGTTGTAGAAAAATCATCATCATCACCAAATTTCTTTACTTCAGTAACTTCTAGTTTTTTAAGATGTTTTGCTTCATCATATACTAAAACTTTACCTTGTTCAATTTCACCATAAGCATATTTACCTTTTTCTGCTTTAGCCAAATACATATCATAATTGATATAACCAGACTTGTTTAAATATTCTTTACCAGCTACACAAAATTCTAAATACTTATCTTGAAAAAGACCTGCTTTATTAAATGCACTTACAAAATCTTCAATAGTTTTATGCTTATCATTTTCTCCTACAAACCATTCATTAAAACCAAGAGTTTTAGATAAATTTTGTAAGAAAATTAATATTGATCTGTCTCTTTGAATTTTAATTCCAGACTTAGTTTCACCATCTGCAAAAGCATATTGACTAGCTTTTACTCTACCAATTTGACCTTCATAGTGTCCTTTTGACTCATCATCTTTATCAATCATAAATCCTTCAAAACCTGCAATTGGTTCAGTTTCTACATTTAAAATTAAATGATAAGCATTATCAAGAAATCTAAAATCTTCTAATACAAGACTATTAATTTTTAATAAATGATTGCCTGGAGCAATTGTTTTTACTCCTCCTGAGCCTGTGCCCAAGTCTGTTGTACTTAATCCCATTTTTATTTTATTTTTATTTGTTATTAAATTATTATTGATACACAATATCCTATTACAATAATAGATATTATAACTGAAATTACTTGTAATGTTGAATCAACATCATCTGGTCTTTTTTCTTCTTGGTTCATTTTGTTTTTTTTAAATTGTTATACATAAATTTTATCCCAGTGAAAAATAATTTCACCTTTGTCATTCATTTCAGAAACTACTATCTCTTCATTTCTTAGGTGTTCTGGTCGTGCACCACACGTAACTTCTTCACTAGTTTTAAAAGACAAAATTGTTTTATTACCCTTTCTAAACATATATCCTATTGCATCAGCATTAGCACATATTAAGGATTTAATTTTACCAGTTAAATCTATGTTAGCAGCCATTACCATTTCTCCTTTATCATCTACCTGTTTGTCTTTGATATGACCAGATAAAATAATATGGGGTGCTAAGGTATCAATAAAATCTAAAACTTGAAAAAAAGCTTGTCTTAAATATAAATATCCTGCACCATTTGGTAAACTTAATACATTGTCTCCATCATAGTTTTTACCCATAGATGTTTCTTTGTATAATTTTATTGCCAAAGGCATTACCATATCTTCTAATGCAGTTACTGTATCTATAGTAACATATTTATATGGATTATTTGCTTCTTTAATTGCTTTACCAGCATCTAGAAGTTCTTTTAGACTTGAAATTTTAATTTTCATAGCTTCTACATAATCAGAACCATTTTCTAAATCCATTAATAAATTATCTTCTAGGCCAGAAAAAGCAGTTGTTTTTCCTGTTTTAGGTTTAGAATAAATAATTAATCTTTTAGGATTAAATCTTGTTGGTTTTTCTTTTTTTGTTGGAAGTACTATACTCATTGTTTTTCAATTAAAGTATTTAACCATAACTTATTACTAACTGGTTTTTTCCACATAATAGCAGCAAAGTCAGTAATAGACATTTCAGATAATAAAGCATCTTCAGTTATTAAAACATCATCAAGTGTAACTTCTTTCTTTGAAAAATTTTCTTCAAAATCTGGAAATATACTTAATGTTGTTTGTAGTTTAGGAACAGATTCTTCTTTTTGACTCTCTTGTTCTTTTCTTTTTTCAAACAAACCATAAGTAATTTCACTTCCATCAGCAAGAACAACATTTAATTCAGATAAAGGAATTATAAATGCATGATAAGGTTCTCCTTTAGAATTACTACCTTCTTTTATTTCATATTCTTCTGAAAAATAAGGATTATATTTAAATTTAAATAAATCTCTGCTAGAGTTAGCAGGTGTAAGATCCACATCTTTTCCCTGACTATCTCTTACAACTTCAATAAATTCTATAAAAATATCTTCTCCTCTTCTTAATTCACTTTCAAATAGTTGTATTTGTTTTCCATATTTTCCTTTTTGGAAAAATGCTGTTTTTACAACAAAGAAAGGATCATTTATTTTGAGTTTATTAAACCTATCAAGATGATAAGCAAATAACTCTCTTTCTTTTTCTTTTCTATTAAACATATATTATTTTTAAATTGTTACTTTTTTTGTAGCTTGGGCAGGTGTTGCTATTTCTACAATTCTCATGTTAGTTCTATCAAGTTTAAAAAAACTTAATCTTGTAGTACTATTTCTAGATTTAAGAAAGTGAAATACTAATGTATCTTCATCAGATATAATAAACCTCTCGGGACCATATTGTCTTATTTTTCTTATAGAAGGTTTATTTATTCCAAGAACTACATCAGCATGTTGTAATAAAGCATCTGCACCAAACAAATCAGAATCTAATACATAATTTCCATATTCACCATCACGGGCTCTATCAGCATTATCAATATTTCTATTTAACTGACTAAGAACAACAAAAGCAATTGGATATTTTTTCTTCATCATAGTTAGGCCTTCACCTAATGCATATAACATTTCAAATTTATCTTTTTGACCTTTGCCAACTCTAAATAAAGCAGAATGATCTATAGACACAAGCATATTAGGATATGTACCATCTTCT